CAAGCGCATCTTTAGGGTACGTTCATCGCCGCGCACAGGGTCGCGCATAATGAGCTTCCATGTGCCTTGCGTATTGAGTGCGGCTGTCCAATTAATGAGCGCATCGACGTGACGGGCGGTTGATATAGCGACTTTGATGGTGGGTTTAATGGCGTCGACGCGCCACCCCACCACTCTTTCACCCACTTGGAAAGCGTCACCGTCAAGGGAATAGTCAATGGTCGCATCGATATTTTCCAGTTCCTCTAGGGTCACGCCCTCGTCACCCGCCGCGTCACCATGGAGATTCCACACATGACCTGTGGGGTCTTCCAACTCCACATCCATTGTGAGCACTCCATTAAGCAGTTGCCCCATAATGAAACCTCCATGGTCTTGTTAGATGTTACCGCCGCGTGTCTGGGTAGCAGCGGGGCGGCGATCGTGCTTGAGTCGATCAAACTCAGCTTTCAGCTGGTCAACGACACGTGCCAACTTAGCCGGGTCATCAGCATCAGTGGTGGATAGAGTCACATTGACGGTAATGGTGTCACCGCCGTTTTGGACATGTACCGGTGCTTGATCGGCCACGCTGGGTGTCGGTTCAGGCGTTGGTACTGGTGTAGGTTGTGGCTCTGCATTGGGGGACGGGGCCGGATCGTTCTCAGGGTGAGCCGCCGCGCGCTCTTCACGCTTGTGCCGTAGCTCATCGTCAAGAAGCCGGGGCACCTTGACAATCCCCTTGAGTCCGACCAGCCCGGCTAGCTGGTTGCCGTACTCCTCAGCGATAATCCCACCAAAGTCTTGTGCGATTTCCTCTGGGGTACCCAGCCGCCCCTTGTTGTCCAACTCACCGCTTGCCCACTTGCGGTTATTCTCCACACCATCGGCAATGGCCTTTTCGATAGCTGGAATGTCAATACCATATTGACGTGCGGTATTGACCACGGCCTCGCGCACTTGCCGTTGGCCTTCCACAATTGCATCGTGGGTTTTGAGTGCCGCCACATTGAGCGGGGAATCCTCATCGACCAGACCGGTAGCGATAATGTCACCTGTTGTTGCTGTATGAAGCAACGCCCGTGACACCCTATCCCAGCCGTCTGGACCAGCGGCGTAGATGCGGCCCAATTCCTCTGGCAGACCACGCAGGTTACCCCATTCTCCCTCTAGGGAATCAAGGGTGTGAGCCGCGTCCACAGCCACACCAACCAGCGGGTTTGACTCCTCAAGGTAGCCGGGAACGGTACCGGGGAAGTCTCCCGTTGCTACGGTACGTGCCAGCCGGTCGCTGATGTCCACCTTGACAGTGGAGTTCGGATTAGCCAGCTCTGTCAGAGCGGGCTGTGCCTCACGCAAACCTTCGATAAGGTCTTGAATGCGTTTCCACTGATCAGCGGTCAACACCGCCTCTGGTTTACCCGTGTGGTTGAAATAGGTACCGAACCCGCCGGGCGTTGGCTTGAGCCAACCGCCCGCATCGTAGCCGTGGCCGTGGCCCCACATGGTTGTAAGGTCCGTACCATAGCGAGACTTATAGTAACGCAGCGCGGCGTTCATGTTGGCCCACGGGTCACGCCGGTCATCAGGCAATTCAGGGTCACGGTTGGCTGCAAATGTGCCAGGGATAATCTGCAGCAAACCAACACCAGCGGATTCACCGGTGCCGTTGACGTCGTGGATTTGCTGTGCAATTCCAGGGTTGCCACCGGATTCAGACATGATCTGTTTCAGCATGGCGTCCACTTGACGCGGGTCATCGGCGTTGAATCCCTGCCTACGCATAGCGGCCATGGCCATTTCACGCCATGATTCCGCGTTACCGGCTACACCGCCTGCACCACTGAATGTACCCAGCTTGGACTTGAGAAAATCCCATGCCTTATCGGCCATGGTCTTGAGCATCGCAGCGGGTAGCTTGCCAAAGTCACCAAACTGTTCTTTACCTGGGAACTCCCCAATTTTGCCGATAGCTGCATCCCACAGGCGCTTGGCCATGCCAGCAATGGAGAAGCCACTTCCACCATTACCGCCGGATACGAACTCACCCAAAAAGTCCTTGAGCGTCCAATGCAGGGTGAACAGGGAGTTGTCGGAGCCGCGAGCGCCGCCGCCGATCTGCACGCCATGGTCACCGGCTGACTCAATGTTGACACCATCAATGGTGCCAGCCATGTGGCTGTTGGGACCGCCGCCGCCGCGCATGACACCAATGGTCACACGACCGTTCAGGCCCTTTTCAAAACCAAAGTTTTCGAACACAGATTCTGTGTTGAAAATGCGGCCACCACGCAGTGAACCACCGTTCAAGAATTGAACGATACCAGACCAAATACCTGAACAATCCCACGATGGATTACCCACGCCGCCATATTGATAGGGCTTGCCATGTTCGCCCTTGAGCTGGTCGAACAAAGCGGCGATTTTACCATCCAAATCGACGTTGCCGCCGCCCGCAAACCGCATCTCTGGTAAGCCAAAGATACCGCCGCGTGAGAACGCCGCGCCCTCACCTAAGTTACGCCGAACCCCGCTCACGCCCTTAGTGCGTGCCGTCTTGTTCAGCGCCTCAATGGCTTTGGGGCCACCCATGCCTTGGACAGCTTCGGGGACAAGAATGCCCTCACCGGGGGACATGTGGAGCGACCCCCACACCGGTGAATAGAAATGCATGGTGTCTTGCCCAGGGGCATAACCTGGGAGCACACCACCGCGTGCAAAGTGGTGTTCTGGGAGTTCACCCAGCCCCACCAATTTGGCAACAGCGTTCCACGCTTTTCTAATCCCGCCATTGTAAACAGTGTTCACAACGAACTCTACGGGCTTCTTTGTCTTTTCCCTGATTCCATCCCAAATGGTGCCGATATTATCGACCGTGCTTTGGAACCAGTTCTTGAGCGTTGTCAGGGCACCTTGGAATCCGTTGAATGTCCCGGTGATAACGGTATCCACAACCGACTTAATCAAGTTGGCCATGAACTGCCATGCATTCTGCATGGTCTGTAGAACCGGATTCCACACTGAATTGAGGAACCAATTCACCAAACCATTAAATGCTTGGAACATGGGGTTTATAACGCCGTCATAAATGCCTTTGGCAAACCCTGCCATAAAGTTCCATGAGTTCTGAATACCGGTCATTACCGGAATCCAGACATTGTTCAGGAACCAATTCACAAGTGCAATAAACACCTGGAACATGGTATTTATCACATTGTCATACACGGCTCGCATGACGATGCCAGCGTTGTTCCATGTGTCCTTGAGCAGGTTAAACATGGGAACTGAGACGTTGTTGACCAGCCACATGATCGCACCAACCAGCAAATCAATCACCGGTTTAAATTGTGTATCCCACACGGCTCGGAAATAGTCACCCACCGCCCTTACGGCAAATCCAAGGACGTCAAGTAGAATCCTCGCAGCTTCACCCATTTGGCCAATCCACGGCACAAGGGCGTTCTGTACAAGCCAATTGATAATGTCAGCGGCGATGCGAATGCCATTGGCCATTGCCTCAAGGTTTGTGACCACCAGCATGACGGCACCAACAATGACACCACCCAGAATGTAGCCAAGGGTATTGAGCACTGGCATAAGGACAGGTTCAAGAACTTGCCACAATTGCTGTAGCAGGTTCCAGAATGACTGTAGGGCTGGGAGAAGTGCATCATACAGTGCACCACCTACAGCGCTGAATGAATCAATGATGCTGTAGAAAGCGTCCTTGAGTGAGCTAAAAGCACCACCCAAATGGTCACGTACAAAGTCACCAAGGAATCCCAGAGAACCGCGTACGGTCTCCACCCAGCCCATAATCCAGTTGGCAGTTTCCTCACCAAATGCAGCCTGAATAGCGCCGGTCAATCCGCCGTCGTTAAAGCCCTGAATGACCTCGCTAAAGCGGTCGCGCACATATCTGAACGCTTCACCTGCTCGGTTCGCTCCATCCCAGATACGATCGGCCCATTCAGTACCAATCACACTTGCCAACGCACCGTTGCCTGAGTCATCACCGTTGAAAGCATCAACCAGTTCCCAAAATCCCTGCTTGATGTTGTTCCACGCTTCACCCATCCGGGCGGCTGTGTCGGCCCACGCATTGGCCCATTGGTCACCAATGAGCGATGCCAAAGCACCGTAGCCAGAGTCTTCACCGTTGAATGCAGCGACAAGCTCACCAAATCCCAGTTTGATGTTTCCCCACACTTCACCCAGCCGGGCGCTGGCATTCACCCACGCATTGGCCCACTGGTCACCTACCAGTGCAGCCAGGGCACCGTAGCCAGAATCACCGCCATTGAAAGCATCGACCAGCTCACCAAAGCCTAGCTTGATGTTGCTGAAAACCTCTGCGAGCTTGTCCTTTGCCCACACAAAAGAATCGACAAGCGACTGCCACATTTGACGGCCAGTCTCAGTCTTGGTGAAGAATGCCCACAGCGCCGCGCCCGCTGCAACCACCGCCGCCACAATAGCAGCGATGGGAGCAATAGCCGCCGCTGTGGTAGCTACCAATCCACCTATGGTGGTACCAGCCGCCGCCGCTGCACCGGATAGCGCGGTAAAGATAGACGCCGCGCCACTGATACCAATGATCGCAGCGGAAAGCGTACCAATGGCCCCGGCTACCGCAATGAAGATGCGGGGGTGCTCACCAATGACGCTCGCTACCTTTGCGCCCCAATCGGCAAGGGTTGCCATAACAGGCAACAGGCCCGTACCAATGGCCTCTTTCGCATCGTTGATTTTTGCCGTGGCTACCTGTTGCTTGTGAGCAGCCGTGTCAGTCTCACGGGCAAATTGGCCCTGTGCGCTGGCCGTCTGCTCACTCAGCATGGCTAGCAGCTCTTGAGCGCTGGCTTGTTTCAGCGCCGCGCCCTCTAGCTTATCCAGCCCCTTAGCTGCCAGCCGGGCATTAATGTCACTTTGACGAATCGACACGCCGTAGCGTTCGATGGGGTCGGTCTCCCCGCGCATCAAAGCGCCAATAGCCTCAATGGCATCTTTGGTAGTACCGCCGAACGTGGCGGCAAGGTCTGCACCCACAGCCACAAGGTTCTGTGAACGGTCTGCCACCTCTTGCATGGGGAATCCCATGTTTTTGAGCATGGCACCGGTCTGTGCGGAAAGCTCACGGTATTCACGACCAGACAAACCCACAGCGTTGGCTGCCTGTTTTGAGGCCGCTGTGATCTGGTCTGCGTGCTCGGAGAAAATCGACTCCACCGCGCCATAGCTTTGCTCAGCCTCAGCGGCCCAGCTCATAGCGTCCTTAGCTGCAAAGGTGAGCGCACCCAGCGCCGCTGTTGCTGGCAGCACGGCCTGTTGGGCAAGGGAGCCAATAGCCTGAACCGACCCGCCGATTTTCGACTTCATGGACGAAATGGCATCGGCAAATCCATGAGTCTGTTTGGTGCCCTCAGCGCTAATCCGGTTGTAGCGTTCAGTGGCCGCCGTGATGTTGTCTTGTGCATCGGCAAGACCAGATGCAGCAGCTTTGCGCTTCTCAGTCGCAGCGGCCACTGCCTCTGTCGCGCTCATCTCAGCGGCTTTAGCCTTATCCACAGCGTTTTGACGCCGCAAGATAGCAGACTCACCAGACAGCCGCGCCTCGTTTAAGCGACGTTCAGCATCTGCGATTTGATCCGCACTTGCCTTGGACGAATTACGCAGGTCATTAAGTTTTTGCTCTGCCTGTGCTATTTTGCTTGACGATGAAGACCGCACGCGCTCAAGGTCTGCCTCAGCTGCTTGGACGGCACGGGTTTTAATCAGCACCATCTCTTTGGCGTCTGCGATCTTGCGATCCGCTGCGACTACCGCATCAGCGGCTTTGGCCTCTTTCTCATAGGCTCGCTTGACTTCCTCAGCTGCACGTTCCGCGCCGCTCTTCATGGTGTCGGAAAGCGTCTTCGACGCCTGATTAGCTGCCTGTTGCACAGGGCCGGTGATCGCACTACGCAGCTGTTCGTTGATGCCCGCTACGGAGGTGGTGATAGCTAGGGTTGCGTACCCTAGATTTGTACCGGCCATTGGTCACTTACCTCCATAGCGTTGTTGCATTAAAATTCAACGGGGCTGCCACATCGACATGTCACCGCCTGATTTGGCACGTTGTTCAGCCGCGCGCCTCTTAGCGGCCTCAATGAGTGGAGCGCGCTCTGCCTGTTCCTTGACCTTGCGCTCATAGTCCCTCACCGGGTGCGGTTTGCCCGTATTTGACTCCACAACGTCCATGAGGATTTCATCAGCAAAACTACGCCGGGGCTGCTCATGGATCGCAGCCAGGAACGCGCTCCCCCGCTGTAAGCCGTGTGCCAACACAAGTAGCTTGCGAAAAGACAAATCACCGGTGAAAACACCGGTGATGTCAATGTTGTAGTAGGTGTGAAAATCCACCTCTAGCAGGTCAAAGTGCTCAAAGACCAGCCAAATTAGGCTTGCCAGTCTTTTGGGGCCACTGCACTTTCCCACCGCTCCATGATGGTTTGCAGGTCGGAGCCAGAAAGACCACGGTCTTTAATGTCATCCCACAGGCCGGGGGCCATGAGCAGGGGAACAAACTCAATGAGAATATCGATGCCAGCGCGCTCACGCTCACGCGGATTCATTTTGTTCATGCGGGAAATGAGCGGCAAGATGCGCCAATCCCCGTCCATGGGGTTGCGGTACATCTTAAGGGTAAGTGTCTCTTCCTCTGGCTCGCCCTCATTCAGCACCAAATCGATGTATACCCATTTGGGATTTTCAGCCTCATCACGGGCAATGGCCACCGCCTCAGCCCCCGGCTGTAGGTTGTGTTGCCAGGATTGACGATTCTGGTTGTTGGTGTTTTTGTTGCGGCGTTTGCGTGCCATGTTGATAGGTACCTCTCACGATAAGGAATAGCGGGAAAAAGGGAGGTTGCCTTTTACAGCAACCTCCCTAGTGGCTTAATTAAAAGCCAGCGTCAACCGGGTTGACGGGGGTGACAGGCTCAGCCGGGGTTGCGGGCTGCTCACCAGCGTTATCAGCCGGTGCGACAGGCTCAGCCGGGGTTGCGTTGTCAGCGGGCTGTTCCGGGGTGGCCGGGGTCTCCACGGGGGTATCCGGGGTGACCGGCTCAGCCGGGGTAGCGGGCTGCTCAGGGGCAACCGGGGTGACTTCATCAGGGGTAAGGTCATCAATGGCCTTAGCCAGACCTGCAACCTCTGCGAAAAGCTGCTTGTCTTCCTCAGACACAGCCGGTTCAGCCTTGCGTGCCGAAAGTTCGGCGTACGCACGGGTCAGAGTTTCCTTGAGGCTGGTCAGAGCCGGGGTGATCTCAGACATGTGTTCCTCCATCTCAGATAGGGTTTCTGCAATCTCGTAGCCGGGGTCTTCCTCGGTTCCAAGCATTGCAGCGGACAATTCAGATGCTACAGCGCTACACACCGCCGCGCGTACACGGGACAGTGTGCCACGACGTTTCAGCAGCTCATCAAGGGAAAACACCACGTCAGCGATGCTTTCAAGGTCAAGCTCTGTGTAATCGTCGGTTGCGTTATATAGCAACTCTGCCTGTGCTTCCGCCTCTATGCGGGCATCGTACAGGCTCTTAGCAATCCCATTACGCATGTAGGGGAGTGCGCGGCCCGCCGAATCTGCAAGGCCACGGCGAACCGCTTCAGCGTTGATTTCACTCTCTGTGGGTATCTCAGCCATGTTTGACCTTCCTTAGTGGGTTGGTGGGTTAGCCGCCAACGCCGGGCTGTCCACCAGCGCGGGGCGTTGCGGGCTGTCCTGGATTCCCGGCTGCAGGTTGACCAGCGGCACCGGGACCAGCGGGAGTAGCAGCCGGGGCTGCAGCGGCACCGCCGGGGTTGAATCCACCGCCGGTAGCGGGGAGCACAAGCGGGGATTCCTCAGCGGTCACACCATCAATGCGGATCGGAGCGATCTTCTGGATCGTCTTCTCACCAGCCTTGATCTTGATCTGATCGAAAAGGCCGCCCTTAGAATCGACAAAGTGGGTGACAGCAAACTGCTTACCAGCCACCTCGTCGGTCTTGGACAGGTTGCCAGCAAAGACCTCTGCCTTTTCACGGGTCACCCAAATGAGGGTATTTCCGTCTTTGTCAATGGTCTTGTAGGCCACGTACACACGTGCCGGGTGCGGCACTGTGATCACATGTTCGGTTGAACCCGGCCATGCGAGATAGTGCGTAACGGGGTTATCCTCAAGGGCCGTGAAGCCACCCGTGGACTTAAAGTCCTTGCGGGATTTGTCCACAACGCCCTTACCCCATGCGGTTGCCTCAGTCTCGGAGAACTCACGTTCTTGTGTGAAGCCGTCGGAGCCATTCAAAAGGCCCACAAGCTGCCAATACTCTGGAAAAGTACCATCTGGTTTGATCTTAGGGTTTTCCTGCTGTGTGACGTACACATCAGCATTCACCCAAATATCTGGCTTGTTATCAGCCATGTCACAGCCTCTCTGTCTGCTTTGTTGTCGTGACAGCGAATGTTCCACCGGCCACAAAGCCAGCGGAGATGTCGCTGTGAACCACGTTCAAATTGGATATACGTTCGATACGCATTCCGCACCCCACGGCACTGAGTACATCTAAGATACCGTTGACACGGCCCAATAGATTGAAAGCTCGGGGGCGTTCGTTGCTGTATACAGCAACATTTATGTGCTGCACGTCGTGGGATCGACGCGCCTCAATGTATCCGCCATGACTCACCACAATGTGTGGCCGTCCATTCTCTGCCTTCCACAGCGGGGGCAAAGACGTGGACACGGGCACATCAATGATGTAGTACTTGAGCAGCTTCACCATGGCCGTGCACACGTCATAAGGTCGCTGAATCTCAGTTGCCATTTAATGCACCCCCGGCCTACGTTTGACTTCCAACCCCACACTTGCCGCAGCACTTATAATGTGACCGGTGCGGGTATGATACGCAGCTGCTCGCTTGCCATTGAGCACGATCAAAGCCACAGCGCGACCTCCACGGTTGCGTTGTATGTGAACCTTTGTCTTGCCCCGTAGCTTTGCCGCGTCCAAGGTCTCTTGTGCAGCTTGAGCTAGCGCGGCGCGCACTTCCTTACCGTCCAAGAATCGGGCAAGCGCGCGGGAATCAACGACCACCTTAGTGGGTTTGGTTGCCATTAGCTCGCCCCCTCTACTCTGGTCATGGTGAAGCGTGTGCCGTGCAGGGCGTTCCTTCGACGTGCAGGAATCCAGTTGAATGGAACCGCCGAAATGACGAACCACTCACCTCGGGCAAGTACCCGCTGTCCCCGCTGTAGGCTCACCGTCTTATACGGCATGAATACGTCCCAGCTGGTCACCTCCCCATTAAGAGAGGTGTTTACCATGTCTTGCGATCTGGTGGGGGACAATAGGCAGCCGTCGTAGATGGTGGACTCAGAGCGGGGGTCTTCGATCCACCGCCCGTAGTCATCCATATGACGCGACGCGGTAATGGTGATCGACTCACCCATACCCTGGATAGCCATACCCGTACCACCCCCCTACAGGTACGGAGCCGGGAAAAGGGGCGGCGTACATGCTCACTAGGGAGGATTCCGGGGAGGCAAGGTAAGGGTCTGGGTTTGACGCTTGTGGAGTTGATCCAGACAGCAACCCCAAAAACTGTAGGTGCCAGTCTGTCAACTCCACGCCGCCCCACAGGGACGGGTTAGCGATCCGACCGCTGTAGCTGGTGCTTTCCGTATAGGGGCCAGTGGTGGTAGACACCTGCATGACCCCCACGTTCTCACCAATCATAATGGCCGTGGCCACCATGGAGTGGGCCACCAGAATAGCGCGGCGCTTGTTGCGCTCTACAGCAACCCAATCAGCGGGGACGTACCCTGCCTCTTCCACCGCCTCACGAATGATCGCTACAGCGTCCTGGAAAAGCAGGGCGGCGCGACGTCGCTCATGATCATCATGAAAAGGACGCGGCAAGCGCGCCTCAAAATCATCAATGTCAATGGTGAGTTCTGCCACTGGTCACCTCCCTAGCTCTGGGATTCACGCTGTGCGCACAGGGAACGCAGTTCGTCCTTGGATCGACCTTTAGGGTCGATCCCCAAAGATTCCGCATAGCGGCGCCAAGCATCCACTTTGGCCGCTGCCAGCGGCTTAGGCACCGCCGGGGTATCGTCTTCATCTACCGCATCATGGGTAGAGTCAGTCTCAGGTATTCCCAGCTCATCGCCACCCAGCTCACTAAAAAGCCTAGTGGTATTGGTGTCATCCGGATCATAGTCCACCGTCCCCGGCTGTGGTGTGGGAGCGTGCTTGTCGTCACCGCTCAAGTCATCCGCATCTTTGGCAATCCCATTTCGTCGCAGCCACTCAGCTGTGGAATCGTCGATGTGGAACCTATCACCATAGGTGAACTCCCTTGACACACCGTCAAGGGTGGGTGCCCAAAGGTCTACGGTCAATCGCATCTTGGGCACTACTCATCACCCCTGTAGGCCGGTGAGCTTGACCACAGCCTTGGGGTCGGTAATAGCAATGATACGCTTACGCACCGCGTTCATACGCCACGACATGGTGTTACCACCCAGCTCATCAGTGGGGTCACCACTTTCAACCGCAAGCGGGGAGAATTTAAGCGGTATCGTGTCGCTACGGAACCCGGCTACGCCAGACTGCATAACGTACACGTCATCATCAGTCAGCCATGGGGAGGTGACCACACGCAGACCACGCAGAGCAAACGGCAAAACGCCTGTGTACACAGGGTTTTTATCAGCCATGTTGCCATTGTAGAAAGCCTGTGTCTGTTGGGAGTTCAGCAGCAAATCAATGGCCGATTCAGCGATAACCAACGTATCTGGCTGGTAGCCGTAGAGCTGGTTGTCATCGGTCTTGGCTTGCGAGATTTTACGCTTAGCCGTGGCAAGGTCTTTGAACGGTTCGCTGTCTGCAGCCGTCCACGCTTTGCCAACAGCCACGGTCGGAATCTCAGCGGCCTTGAACGCGGCCAGCGTTGCATCCACAGCTGATTTGGTCATGGTGTTCTGCAGGGCGATGACCTGGCGATTCACCATGTCGATGTTGTTTTCAGTGCGCATTTCATAGCTGACGCGGATACCCTGGGCGAACTTCACACCCACCAGGGCCTTGACTTCGCCCTCTTTGATTCCGCTGACTGGAATCTCACCAAACTCAGCGACTTCACGGGCCTTGTCGTTCAGGAAGGGTGCAGCCGTTTCGCGGTATGCAACCACACCGCTGTTCGACCCGGCGTCACGCAGTAACGCATCCTCCATGAATGCCAGGTCCATGTTTTGATACAGGCGATCCGGTAGCCACATCGGATCTTTGAGTATCGTCGATACTGTCAGCTCTTGACCACCGTAAGCGCTGGTCAACGGCATATTATTGGGCATGTTGAATTATCCTTTGCTTGTGATGGTCTACGCAACAGGGAGGTTCAGCAGAACCCCTACCGTGTTGATGGAACCGGTACCGCCGGTGGTACGAACAACCGTACCAACCTTGACAGTTCCGGTAGCGGACACTTTGCCGTCCGCTGCGACCGCAACAGACTGGCCCATTTTCAGATTCTGCTCTGTAGTCTCAATCGGGACCACGACACCGCCGCCTACATGGACAGCCACGCTAGCAGCTGGTCCTGGGGAGACGGTGCCTGTGTAGGTACCGGGGCGGGGCTTACCCGGCTCGGTCACAACACCAATCGGGGTATCAGATGCCCCGGCGTGTTCGATGCCCTTATCTGTGAGCTTGACCAGTCGAAAGGGCGTTACCTCTTTGGTGACCGGAAAAGTGATGGGGCCGTGGCGAAAAAGCGGATTCACCATTAGTTTTTACCTCCTTGGAAGGTTGCCACGCCTAGCCGCGCTGGCTGCATCGGCATAGCAAAGTTGCTTGAGTTAGCCAGCTGATTCAATAGGTCTTTCTCAGCCAGCTTTGCGGTCTCTTCATCCGCATCCACCCCCACAGAGCCAACCCATCCTTTTTCACTAACTGGGATAGTTCCGGGGGCCAATTTGGCAAGGTGGTTTTTGAGTGCCGTCGTATCCTCAAGCCCTTGAGCTATGAGGGCGTCCCGGCGCGCTGCCAGCACTTTACCGGCCTTGATAGCAGTATCGACCATGGCGGCCACTTCCATCTGGTGATCGCGTTCAACGCTGGCATCACCGGTAGCGGCACGCTTGAGCAGGTCTTCATACACATACCGGTCGATGGTGACCACATCACCAAAGGCGTCGGTTGCCGTCTCAGCCGTGACGGTTTCCTCGGACTGGTTGTCTTTTACAGCAACCTGTTCCTGAGTCTCCTCAGCGTCGGTTGCCGTCTCAGCCGTGACGGTTTCCTCGGACTGGTTGTCTTNNNNCGGTTGCCGTCTCAGCCGTGACGGTTTCCTCGGACTGGTTGTCTTTTACAGCAACCTGTTCCTGAGTCTCCTCAGCGTCGGTTGCCGTCTCAGCCGTGACGGTTTCCTCGGACTGGTTGTCTTTTACGGCAACCTCCGGGTTGAACCCAGCCACCGCCACGTTGACCAATTTCAACAGGTCATCCTGGGAGGTATTGGGGTCTGCACCCAGAGCCGCCTTGAGCTTGTCGATAAAGCTCATAGGTTTCTCCTCTCGTGCCCCGCGTCGATTCATCAGGGCGGGTTGTGGGGCGGGGGCGTCTTCACGGCGTCGATAACGCCCACCGCGCACAGTGTTGGACACCCCGGCTAGCTTGCGGTTATCGACGCTCTCGCCCGCTGCTTCTACCCGGTCTACTAGACCGGCTTCCAGCGCCTCATCGGCGCTGAACCACGTTTCAGCGTCCATGGCAGCGCGCCACGTCGCCGCATCAGTACCGGTCTTTGCCGCGTAGATGTCTGCGATGGTCGCACTTGCGGATTCCAGACGGTCGATAATGGCGTGCATATCGTTCATATCACCCCATGCCCCGCCCTGTGCATTGTGGATCATCATTTCAGCACCGGGGCGCATGATGACCTCCCCGCCGATTCCTACGGCGATAAAGGACGCGGCACTGGCTGCCAGACCGTCGATGTAGACCGTCTTTGTGGCGGGGTGTTCCTTGAGGGCGTTCATAATCGCTAGTGCCTCAAACACGTCCCCGCCGGGGCTGGATATGTGCAGGTCGATATGTGAATCTGTCACAGCATCTAGGGCGGGGACAAATTCAGCGGCTCGGACTTCCCAGCCAATTTCCCCGTACAGTAGTAGTTTCATTGCTGATTCTCCTTGTCGGTAGGTGGCTGGGTGTTCTCATCAGTGGGAGGGCTAGGCGGGGGCTGTTGTTCCTCGCTCTGCTTGTTTTCACTGATGATCTGTTCCACCTCTTCCCGGCTGAGTTCTTTAGCCGGGATTTGGTTGGTTCGTCTAAACCATTCCTCAGTGGAGTGGTCCATGATAATGACTTTGGCCTGCACAGCCTGAATAAATTCAGAGACTGTAATCTTTTGCTTCGAGCCTATTGTGTCGAAAACAACCAGTGGACACAGCGCGTCTGTTTGGCCGGTGTATTTCTCCACCATGTCAGGGACCAAATAGTTATTGGCCACCGCTGCGTGCTGTTCTGCTATGGTTTGCAGACCTTGCAAGAACAATTCCATTTGCACCTCGGCCAGCGCATAGGAACCGCCTTTGCCCTCAAGGTTTAGGGCGTGTGCTAGGGCTGTTCTGGCTATTTGGCTATCGTGGTAGTTGATAGCCTCACGGGGGCTAACTGTCGTACCAGAGACACCCAATAGGCTGAGTTTCGCCCCGTTGGGGATACCGGCCCCGGCTAGCGTCCCGGCGCGCATTGTCTTACTGATGTCAGCACCGCGCTTGATCTCTTCTCGCTGCTCTTTAGGGGAGCCATTGCCAGACGATTCATACACCGGGTATCCCATGCCGTTGCGCTCAAGGATCGATGCCTCAAGACGCAACAGCTTATCTTTGAGCACCCAGTGTTTATAGGCAGCACGCAGTACTGATGTTCCCAGCCAGTCGCTGGTTTGGGGGTCATTGAGATAGACCAGTAGCCGCCCCACTTCCAAGGTAATGGGGCCTTGATAGGGGCTGTTTCCCGTAGCGACAAAAGGCGGTTTTTGTTCGATGGATTCAAGCCCTCCATCGGGGGCCACGTTTATCTTGTGTATTGTGTCTGGCATTCTGGGTGCCAGTTTGACTAACCGCTGTGGTCCGTCGGAGCCGTCGGAATAGACTTTCTCAAAGTACATATGTCCAAACACAAGTGATTTGAGTGCCCATCCAAGGTGTGATTTAAAATCAACTTTACCTTTGGATTTGGTGGGGGTGTCTACTTCCTCACCCTCAATTTCAAGGCCCAAATCCTCAGCCACCATTTTGACTATTTCAGGGTCTGCTCCATTGGGGCGTATGCGCCACCCAGTGCGGATAATCGGCAATGTCATTGCCTGGAGAATGGAGCGTACTTGGGCATCCTCACGCGACATTTTGGAATAGACTTGCACAGACCGTGGCCATTGCAAATCTAAGTTGTCTTCTTTAATGGTGCTGTATAGGGGGGTACTGAAATGGCCTTTTTCAGTGCTCATGTCTGCACCTCCTCAATTTTAAAATGCCAAAGTCATGATGTTTGTTTCAATGCCGAAATTATCATTAACAGGGGCTGTGTGGTTTTCACCGCCGCTGTCACGGGTAACGCTTTCCGGTGCCGCGTAGGCTTTGTCAGGAACATATTCCGGTGGTGTGATTTGTTCAGCTGCCCACACCGCATTGGTCACGGCCACTAGGTTACAAATCACGCCGCTGGTCCGTGCCCATGCCGTGGCTCCATTGACACCCTCACGGGTGGTTGCCTTTTCCAGGGCCGGGGCGAAAGACTCATGCGGCTCAATCAGGACAGTCTCATCTTTGACGTGCCGCATGAAGATGTGGAACGCGGCTTGCACATCTGTCAGGTTTATCAATTTGACCTCTAGCCCCGCCGCGTCCAATTTCTCAGCCACGGCAATGGCGGGGGATTTGGGGTCAATGACGATAAGCTCTGGGTTGTAGGTGCCGATCGCCGCCATGACTTTTTCCATGACCGTGGGCAGGTGAAACGACCCGTGGTACAAAACACCAGCGTACACCGGGTGAGCGATGTCATTGGTGAGCACTCCCAGCGCCATGGTGAGCTTGTCACCGTCTGGTGAAGCGTCCACGGTAAGGGCCGTCCTCAGCCCCGTCACAGTGACGTTTGGGGCAAGGGCGTCTAGCTGTTCTGGCCTCACCACGTAGGTGTGACCTGCGTGATCTGCATCACCAAACCACAGGCCCCACCCCAGCGCCTCTACGCCAAAATTGACGCGACCTGCCTCAGTGTCCATGGAGTCCATGATGTCCAGGAAAGCCTGTGCATCACACAGGACACCGTAGGACGGGTTCGACGCCTTCCACGTCGCTTCATCCTCCGGGTCCATGTCTTTGGGGGCGGCGTACTCAGCTAAGTAGATTCCCGGCTTGCCCTCTAGGGCGCGACGCCTAACACTGGATACCACTTCACCATTTTGGTGCTGAATAAAGTCCCTATGCACGGCGCTGGTGACGTAGATGGTTTGCGGGTCTTTGGCTGCCTTGCGGAGGAAGGCCGTTGCCGCAATTTCGGCATCGGTCAAATCGAACGCCTCGTCGTAAATGGTCACGTCGATTTTCGACAGACCACGACCACCCC